ATGAAATTTAAAAAATGTCTTCTGCCTGTGGCAATGTTAGCGTCATTCACTCTGGCAGGATGCCAGTCAAATGCTGATGATCATGCCGCCGATGTTTATCAAACCGATCAACTGAATACCAAACAAGAAACTAAAACCGTTAATATTATTTCCATTCTTCCCGCAAAAGTTGCCGTAGACAACGCCCAAAATAAACGGAACGCACAAGCCTTCGGCGCGCTTATTGGCGCTGTCGCTGGCGGTGTTATCGGCCACAACGTCGGGTCTGGCAGCAATTCCGGAACGACGGCAGGTGCAGTTGGCGGCGGAGCTGTAGGCGCGGCAGCGGGTTCTATGGTGAATGATAAAACCTTAGTGGAAGGTGTTTCTTTAACATATAAGGAAGGCACCAAAGTGTATACCTCCACCCAAGTGGGTAAAGAGTGCCAGTTTACGACAGGTTTAGCCGTTGTTATTACCACGACGTATAACGAAACGCGTATTCAGCCAAATACCAAATGTCCTGAAAAGAGCTAATAATCAGGAGGAGTCATGAAGAAAGTTTTTCTTTGCGCCATCTTAGCCTCCTTAAGCTATCCGGCTATCGCCTCATCATTGCAGGATCAACTCTCGGCTGTCGCAGAAGCGGAACAGCAAGGTAAAAATGAAGAGCAAAGGCAGCATGACGAATGGGTCGCGGAGCGCAACAGGGAAATCCAGCAAGAGAAGCAACGTCGCGCAAACGCCCAGGCCGCGGCTAATAAAAGAGCGGCAACGGCAGCAGCGAATAAGAAAGCTCGTCAGGATAAACTGGACGCCGAAGCCACTGCGGACAAAAAACGCGATCAAAGTTATGAAGATGAGCTACGTAGCTTAGAGATTCAGAAACAAAAACTGGCGCTGGCGAAAGAAGAAGCCCGCGTTAAGCGCGAAAACGAATTTATCGATCAGGAACTGAAGCACAAAGCTGCGCAAACCGATGTGGTGCAATCTGAAGCTGACGCAAACAGAAATATGACTGAAGGCGGTCGCGATCTGATGAAAAGCGTGGGTAAAGCAGAAGAGAATAAATCAGATAGCTGGTTTAACTAAACGATGTTAGTAACTTCAAACCTATAATTCTTTAGGATAAAAAACCCTCTGTAGTAACAGAGGGTTTTGTTCATTCATAGTGCAGGGTCAAATCATTCCCACTCAATTATTTACGGATACCATAACCAATTGAGTGATAACACTTTTCCAAATCTCAATTTTCCTCGTACCGTTTTATATACCGTCACAGGAAATCAGTACCATGAAAAATGCTATGCTATCTGGTCAGGGTGTCATACTGTTTTTCGCAGACTCTTCCGGCTGCGGCTGCCCGGTCAGCATACTCTGCCAGTTGTCTGTTTCTCTCGAGAGATTTGCTGAGCACGTCGGCAAGCAAAACTCCGGTGTCTGCGGCTGACGTCCCAGCGCCGACAATGGCGTTATACTGCCTGAGCTGCTCACGGATGGCAAAGAGTTGTTGCTGCAACCTGCCAGCGCGAGCGGCAGCATCAAGAGCATCATTGCGCGCCTGGTCGATCCTCTGCTGAGCTTCACGTTCATTGGTCGCTTTCTCCTGTTCGTAGTGCTGACGAACTCTCTCATCTTCAGCTTTGCGGTCTTCCTTCGCCTGCGCATACCCGGCATCGTACTGGCGACTGCCGTGTATATTCCAGGCAACCACTCCGACGATGAACAGAGCAGCAAGCATCAACACAATAAGCATCTGTTTCCAATATGCTTTTACGAATGCCCAGATCATATAGCCAGCACCTTACTGGCAGTGACGTACCGCGCGCGCCGGTCGTCGATGCCGTTCCGGCCACCATTGATAATCAGAGTTACACGTGCAATATCGCCGGTATACTTCATGCATCCTTTGCTGGCAAAGAACCACGCCGCGCTACGAGCCGCGTATTCGTCCTGCGCCAGCAGTTCAGGACTCTCCAGCAGGTCAACCTTAAGACCGTTTCCACAGTCACGATAGTTATTCAAACCGGTAATCTGGATAAGTCCGCGACCACGGTAATTCCAGCCATCACCAGAGGCATTGTTACCCATGCGTTTGCTGTACACCAGATTTGCGATCGCGCGCTGGCGCTCGAGTGGCAATGGTGGCTCACCAGCACGGCGGCCCAGTGCGTTAGCCTGTCCCTGGGTGAGACGCCCAGCCCGAACGAAGTTAGCCAGTCCGGTGACGCTGTAGTTGAAATTTTCCTGCAACCGGTTGAAGCCACCAGACTCATGCCCGACCTGAGCAATAAACATTGCCTGATCTTCGGGTTTGCTGATACCAAACTCTTTCATCGCAGAAGTTATATGCGAGAACCAGCGTGCGGCCAGCGCCTCGCTAATACCAGCAGCTCGCTGGAATTGTTTAATCTCCATGTTTAGACCTCGATATTTTGAAAATATGAACAACGTTACCGCGTGTTTTAATAACCGCGGCAAGCATGACAGCGTTGATAATGACCTCAGATAAATCCACAGCCATTGGCGTGCGTAACCAGATTGCATAGACGACACGAACAGGAATACTTGCCGCAGCAACAATAAGGAAATAAGCAAGCCACCCTCCCCATCTTCGATGTTGAGAGCCGTTACGCCGGAATGTGACAACGCGAATTGCTATGCCAGTACAAATAACTGCATTGGTGATAAGCAAAAAAAACTCATGCGTTACCATCGTCTTTTCTCCCCGGAATTAACTCGCGTGGATTATCGGAACGGTGATAGAGCCAGATGCCAATACGCACGGCGACAATTGCTGACACGAATGCGCCTGCAGAGAAAACAATCCCTTTTTCAAAAGAGTCCTGCGTGATGGTAGGGATCAGGCTGGCTATGCCGATAAGAATTGATGCTGCTGGTTTGTAAAAGAGAAGGCCGCAAAGAAAGCTGAGCATCGACAGGAGCACCCGGCGACGGATGGGGTACTCTACTGCAGAGGTAACAAAAATTACCGCCCCAGCCAAAGCCCCTAAAGCAACCTCCGGAGGGACACCTGCAATAACCGCAGCAAGAGAACTAACACTAAGCCACTGATTTGAAGTTTCATTGGTTAGTTGGAATGACATAACGAAACCCGTTTATTTGCAAACACCCTGCTTCAGGAAAAGTATACCGCGCAACAACACACCATTTACGGTTCAATTCCCTGTTAATTGCAAAACTTGCTCTTCCAGCTTTTTAACCCTGCGTCTCATCATCGCAGATTCCAGAATCAGAGCCTCTTCATAACGGATACCGTAACATTCACCAGCCTCGACGGCTTCGCGTACCAGAACCTTTGTCTGTATAAGTGGGTAAACTCCTGCAGAATGCTCTTCTTCCGTCACATCCCTGTATTCTGCCGGGGTCTCATTCCACTTGTCATAACAGATAAATGCCAGTCGTGACACATCTATGCCTTCATTCTGAAATACACTGATAACATGCTGCGCAACTGCACCAAAGTGCCATCTTGCTCCGTCTTTACCTTTCACTTCGATCCTGTCAAGGTACTGGTATGAAACCCATTCCACTCTTTCCCATGCGTCCAGTATTTTCTCATCAATAACCTCTGGAGCAGTCTTGAAACGCGCATCGGACAGCACCGTAAACGCTGACTGGGTAAATCCCCCCGACCATGCACGACCAGCCAACCCAAGAGAATAAGTATTCGTTGTCGATGGTGTCATGGCTGAATCAGAAAACTGTATATATTCTGAATTTCCAGTAGATATTCGAATATTTCCATTTATTAGCGACATAGTGCCTTTAGTATTATCACTATTGAATAATTTCAATTGCGAACTTATACCGCCTCCCACAGCCAGAGATACATCGCCTTCAGCAAGCATTCTGAATTTATCTGCAGAAACAAGCGTCTGGTTAGCAAGGTTAAAATATTTAACCCACCATTCAAAACGCCCTGACATAGTCCCAACGTACTGACCAAGCGCAGGGACGTGAACAACATTGCTATTTGTAGTGCCGTCTATACTGGAAATACCAGTCACCGCTGATGCAGAACTCAGAATATTATTTCTGTCACCCGGATGTTTAATTTCAACAAAGTTCCTGATACACCCTTCCTCGAAGGTAACCACGCCGGAAGAACTATACATGGGGAATATTGACGCATAATTACTGCGTGCAGCATCTAAGAAACGAATGGTTGTAGATGTCTGCAGATCTCCTGATTCATTTTTCCCATCACACCCAGTCATTAGAATATTACTGGCAATATTATTATTTCCCTGAACGGTGACTCCGTGCGCCTGCTTTGCGTCCGATTCAGAGTAATCAACCAGCACATTCGAAATCAGGTTACCAGTCCCCTTGCCAACAACTACTGCGGCGTATTTTGGGTTGTTAGCCATTACACTGCTAATGATATTATTCGTTGGGGCAGTTTCCGTCTCAGTTCCATTGTAAACAACGTGCTGACACTCTTCACCAATAACATTGCTGACAATGTTATATTTTGCTGCTGTTTTAAGTTCCACTGCACCAAACTGAGGATAATTTCTGGCTATCACACCATCAATTAGCGTATTTTGCGATGAATCAAAAAGCACACAACCTGCTTTTTTATTATTTGCGAACCCTAAATACTCTCCTCTTATATCTCTAACAATGTAACCTGACGGAATACCATTATTCGGATAAGCGATCAAGCTAAATCCTGTTCCTCGCGTATTTGTAAATCTGATATTTTTAACCGATACATCATGGCCACCTGAAAATGACACCTGGTGTCCCTGCACACTATCATCTGATTTATTTCCCATAATTGTTAGCGTACTAAGCATGCCACCATCGGGCATGTTAAAAACCAGATGATTACCATCTCTGTCATACTGTTTTATCGTTCCCCCACCTGTTCCGTACAAGCCACAACGTGAAAGAGAAACTAAAGATGTATTGAATACCCCTTCCGGAACAAAAACACTGCTAAACGAATGTAATGATTTTGTAAAAGCATCCTTGTTATCATTTAAGATTCCATTTTGAGCTCCAAAATCCTTAATGCTGACACCATCACGCATCTTATCCTGGAACGTTCTGTATACCGCTCCAGAACCATACTGAATAAACCAACCAAAACCACCAATAACTCCGGCGATTGCAGCATCGACATAATTACGCATTGAGCGATTATTTACAGCGTCCTGCTCAAGTGATGGATCGGCAAGGTTAGATATTCTGTTTTGCTTTGCATCGTAATATTTTGCAAGCAAAGATGGTTTCATCAATGCACGTCTGAACCACCCAAAACATCGCTGGATCAGCATCGTCAGGTAGTCAAATGCATCCTCATGAACTTCGGGGAAAAATTTTCCCTGATTGCGAAGATCAGTCTCCTGCACCACATCAAGCACACGCTCTATCGTGATTCGCCAGCCAGCAGCAAGCGGCGACGGAAGAACCACTGCACCGCCACTATAAGTTCCCGCCCCTGTTACCGTATAACCAGCATCCAGCACTAGTTTTGTAACGTTACCGTTAAGGTCAGACACCTGAACAACCAGGTCGGATTTTTTGAAAATACGGAAGGTATACGGAAATGATGTCGTAACGCCGTTACCTGTGTATTCGTTGTGGTCAACTTCGGTTGAGACCGTCATGTTAAATCTCCAGATAGTCGCAGCACCCGTTGCGCCGCATATCTGGTTATTCTATTACCTGAAAAACCATATATGGATAAAAAGACTATAAATACCAATAGATATTACCTTTCGGGTAATTTGCAAAACGTGCTGGATAGCAAACAAATTATTTGTTACTGTATAAACATACAGTTATTGCATGGAGAAGATAAGATGCAGCAGTATCACTATCCACTGGAAGACGGATTTACCGAAAGGATTCACACGCCGGGAGGCGTCAGGTCACTGGTGGAGGGATCGCACTTGATGAAATTACTCCGGGATCTCGATAAGGATGGATTTAATGTCGATGGCCCACTTGCCGAACTGACTGCACTGATTAACTACGTCACCAGCTCACAGATGTCTATGCGGGATCTGCAAACACATCTCGACTATTGTGCCGAACAATTACGAAAACAAACCAGATAAGGTTTGCAATTACCAAATGGAGTGCTTATATTTACCTTTGCGGTAAATTTACATCGCACTCCTCTTGTGCCATAGTAATCGGGCACTGGCAAAATCCAGTGCCGGGATTGGTCTCCCGGATTACTAAGTGGCGCATACCACGCCAGACGTGGTTTTTTTATGCGTATAGCACAGTCATGCCAGAATTATGGTGGGCTGAATGGGGGTCCGAAAGGACGCCGGTACCACTTAGGCCGGTAAGACCAACTCCGTTCAGTTCACCACCATCTGATTGGTCTCAGCGGTGGTGATGTAATTCGCTAAGTGGAGACGCCATCATGAACGCTCAACTCATCCCCGTATTCAACGGCACTATATCTAACGAAACAGCCCTACTTTGTAATGCCCGCGATCTGCACGCTTTTTTAGGTGTTAAAAAGGTGTTTGCAGCATGGATTACAAATCGCATATCAGAATACGAATTCATTGAAAATCAAGACTATATTTTGCTTTCCAATTTGGGAAAGCAAACATCTGGTAGAGGCGGCCACAACCGCAAAGAGTACCACCTCACCCTTGATACAGCCAAAGAGCTGGCGATGGTCGAGCGTAACGAAAAAGGTCGTCAGGTGCGACGCTACTTCATTGAATGCGAGAAACGTTTAAGACAACAAGAAACAAAAGTGGAGAAGGTCTTGTCAGGCTTCATGCCCGCCATTATGGAGGCGATCAAGCTGGAAGACAAAAAAGAATACAGCGCCCCACTGAAGCCCGGCTACCGCAGCCTGATTCATTCTCCGTCTGGTGTTCTCGGCCTGACGGAGAACTCACTGCTGATGAATCTGCTGAACAAGTTACAGGAAGACGGGCACGATGTATCGGGCGCGGCAGCGGAGCTGACCACCATGTTCTGCTACATCGTCGGTGTGAGCAAATGCCTGCGTGATATCCAGACCCACGCGGAGTACATCAACGACAAGGCAGGGTTCTTCTGACGGGCGGTGGCACAGGGATGTGCCTTTAAATAATTCTGTACAGATTGCAGACTGTGGGTGAATAGCGTACTATTACCTTAAAGGTAAAGGAGGCGCGATATGACAGCGTTGAAAAATCGTACTCAGCACAATGAACAAGCAAAGCAATGCTGGGATGTCATTGGAAAAGTTATGCTTGGCCGCGCAAGCAAAGAGCGCGACAAGGATATGGTTTACCAGACAGGAACATCTTTCAGCGACTTCAAGGCGGCATTTCGCTCCAAATAGAAGCACATCAGGAGTTTTCCTTGAAGTTTAACATTAGAATATCTAATAGTTTTCTACATGGGGAAAGCAACACCCCTTTCGCTGTAGACGGACCTTTCCTTACTGATGATGAAATAAAAATCATACAAAGTTTTTTAGAGGATGTTGCCAATGGAAGGGCGCTTGTTGGAAAAAACAAGCCCTCGTGGGTTGATGATAACCATGATAAAATTCCCGGCTCAGACAATTATGAGCAAGAGAATTATTGGCATTATCATTGTGGGCCAACATGGTATCCAAACACATTTAAGAATTATACCATTAACTTAAATTTCAACCCTGGCGGAAGGCATTCTAATGAATGCATTCATTATGCAAAAAATGATAATGAAATTGTCATTGTTGGATTTTCAAGAGAACACATACCTTTCCTTTCATCAGATGGAAACAACAATCCGCTTTTTAATGATGAAGAAGAATAGCCCGCGCTGCGGGCTTTTTTGTGGACGAAACAAAAGTCAGTGCTACACTCATTGACGCCACATTGAGGTGGCTTATAGATGGAAATTTCACAATGAAAAAAGCATTTGCTGCACTGTTCGTTTTGTTGTCTCTGGTAGCTTCAACTCAGGCCTTTGCCGGTCGTTGTCAGCACGACAGCGACACTGCCGCTGACGGCTCCCGCTGCGGTGGGCGTTCTGCGGATTCCCGCCCGGGCGGCGGTGGCATTCGTTAAAAACAAGGCCGCGAAAGCGGCCTGTGACATGTCACGTCCCTTTTCTGAATGATAGCCATTCGAAAAATGATGACATTCCACCGCAGACAATAGCAAAGATGATCCCACCAAAGAAGAGAAGGCCAGCCTGCCACCACTCCCACCGCCATACATCCACAGCGCCAACCATACCAACAATCGCTCCAACAAATGGAATATAGCTCACGATGAAAGCAATGGGGGCTGCAATTATCCAGTGCAATCCCCACCATGATTCAAGCCCAGCCATAATTGCTGCCAACTGAAAAAGACCAACGACGATATAAACAATGAATCCTATAGCTTGCATGTAGTCACCTATTTACCCAGTAAAAATCAGAGGCCTCCCCTCAATAAGGCTTGCAACAAGAACTACTCCCTGCACAACAAAGATGAACCAGCAAATAGCTTGAGTCTGAGGGTTAAGAAAATATTTGTAGCGGTCAATAAATAACAGCCCACCAGAAATTATCACACTCAAAATAATTAAAAACACAACACTTCCTTATTGCGGAGTGACATCCTGAGGTCGCCACCAGTATGTCTGGTTAAACTCTTTCTTCGAACGTTGCTCCATTTTACGCAAATAGCCTGGTGAAAAATACTCCTGCATCTGGTTAAAGATCATGTGATCAAGAGCTGCCTTCAAGTACCAGAGATTCGCACCTGGCATCAGCCCTTTCCCAAGTTTCACCAGATCACCACCAGTCTGCTCGTTCTTCCCTTCCACAGCATTTAATGGTATGCCCTGAGCTATCTTCACTACGTCATCAACCAGGCCAGCTACCGGGCCAAGCATCGACGCCAGCGCGCCGCTTCCGTACCTAGTGTGATCTGACAATAAAAAGTCACCGTAAAGGCCAAGACCACCACCTTTCAGTAGAGCACCAAGCCAAAATTTAGCAGCATCTTCTCCTGTCATCTCGCGAGGATTACGACCAGACGCAAGGTCGTTAAGTTGCTGCGACAAAGCGCCAAGAATGGTCGTACTGGCAATAAACGTCGCAATATATGCCGCACGCCCACCAGCAGACGGCATACCCATAGCGCGTGACCAGTGACGCATAACCACCGAGATAGGGAACGATTTAAACAGGAAAACACTTCTCGTTAATTCACCTTTCCATGTTCCACGCTGAATACCAGAACCGGTTATCAGTTGCTCACGTGCTCCCGGTGTAATAACAGCCATATCAACTTCTTCAGTTACGGCACCGAGCAGTTTACGCATTGCCTCAAATTTCACGCGTTCAGGCTCACCAAGATGTTTAACTGCTGAATCAGGGATACGCATAATGCTTTCCGGTGTCAGCATCGTATTATTACCGTTCCCCCAGTCCTCCTGTTGCGCCAGCTTCCATACGCTCCAGTCTGTGTCAGTAATCCCTTTGCTTTTCAGGATACGAAAATCAGAGTCATCGAGGCTACGAAGGTCTGGTGTCCGTGACACTACTTCTCCCAGGCTTCCCATCATGGTTACGCCATAGGCGCGCTTGTGCGCATCTGACCATGCTGTAAGCCCACTGGCACGCATTACCGCCGTTGCTGCCCAACGAGACACTGACGGCCCCATATTATCCATCGCCCAGCGGTTAACGCTGCCAAGTAGAGATTCCATTGCCAGACCAGCGCGGCGCGCCCGCGCAAGTTCTGTACGGTTCGTTGGGTCCATAGCTTCAAGCTGGTTGCGGAATAACTGGTTCATTGGAAGGTTGGTCACCTTCGCAGACAGATACATGGTTCCAAGATCAGAGAACGATGATAGCAACGCGGATCCGAGTCTGCTGGCAACCAGCCAGTTGCGGATATTGTCAGACCATCGCGCGATGTGCGGATTCGCTACAGGCTGTGTCTTTCCGGAAATAAAGTTGTACAGATTCTCTGTGTTGTTCGCCAGCCGCTCGACTTTACCGGTTTTACTCGGGTTAGCTGTTGCCGTTTCTGCCTTCACCTGATCAAGAAGAGAGCGGAAAACATGATCGGGGTTTGGGCCATATGTTTCCACCAGTGCAATATCTTTACTGATACCTTCCAGGTGACCGACCATGATTTCCCATAGAGAGCGATCGCCATAAAGTTGCTGATATTGCAGATATGAATCTGCATCTTTGAAATGTATCTGTCGTGATGCATTACCACGGTTAGCACGTGCGCCGGAAATTCGCATGCCGGTATCAGTAAGCTTATTCAGCCCACCAGTGGCGATTGTGTTATAAGCTTCTCCAAGAAATGCAGACAACTCGGCATCGTTCATCAGTTGTCCATCGGCTCGGATATAATATTTGCGATCCAGCTTACCTATAACATCGCTAACCCACTTATCCTTTGATACCGCCCCAACCTTTTCCATAGAATGATGTTGAGGGATCCCCCAGTTTTCGAGATAGCCAATGTCCCCACCAGCATCATTAAACCGGCGGCGCAGTAGCTCTGTCACTTCTCTCCACGCCTTAGCACCTTTTCTTGCTTTAGCATTGCCAGTATTTTGCCCCCGCATTTCATATACCAGGTCACGTACGCCCGCTTCATCTTCAAACAGACCAAAAAAGCGAGGATCAACTGCTTCGAATGCCTCCTGCAATTGACTCAATGCATAATCACGGGTGGCTTTTGTTCTGGATTCAACAGAGAGGAAATTCGATTTACCGTCTGCATTAAAAGCAATAGTACGGTTAAGAGCGCCAAGTTTCCCATCAGCCCCTTGATAGCTATTGATAAATTTATCCAATCTCTGACGTGCGGCTATAGTGAGGGCCACACGACGTTTCTTTAATGCCGCTTCTCGCTGTAATTCTTCAGATGCCAATTGTGCTGCACGATATAGCCGCTCTGATTCGGAAAGTTGTCTCCACGACATCGGGTCATCACGAGCAATAGAGCGCATATTTCGATAAATGCGGTCTTCAATGTTCTGTATTTCTCGCGCCGTTAACGTGCGCTGCGCCGCCTGCTGGACCGCTTGTATACATTCCTGTCTCATTTAATTTAACCTCTCAAGAAACACGCCACAGCGACATCAAACAGGCTGGAATCCTGTATTGCCTGCTCACTTTCCCTGTTCGCTTCATCCAGTACTTCACGCGCGCTGCGCGATTGTGGATTACCATCATCATCCAGCACGGTGATTATCATGTCAGGTGATTCAAGCAGCGAGTCTTCAGCTATGCGCAGATCAATATCTCCTGCCTGATCCGCCATCATTTTTTGTTCTGCCTGTTGCAATATTTTATCAGGCTCAAAAGGAGCTACTTCGTCTGGCGTCCTGACCTCTGCTGTTTTATAGAATGAAACAGCCTGAGCATTAAGTTCACTTTCTGCCTGCTGTCTCCGAGCCAGTTCTGCTCGAGCTTCAAAAAACTGACCGCCAGGCTCATGCGGTGCCAACGCGTTACGAGAAAATTCCAGGCGTTCTTGTGCCTGCCGGATTCGTTGGTCAATATCGCGAAGTCTGGCCTGTTTATCTGATCGAGCACGAGACAAAGCTTTACCGCTACCGGTTGGCTCTTCTGCAAGAATTTGTGCACGCTGTTCAGTGAGATTTTCAATAATTCGTTGGCTATTAGCGATTTCAGACTGGTAAACCTGTCTATCTCCACGCGGCAAAAGCTGCGCGGCCTGTTCTTCAAGCAACCGATTTTCTATAGCGCGCGCCGTTACTCCATCATCTACAGATGACAGAGCCTCATTAACTGCCTGAGACAGCAGACTCTTGCGCCCAGGAATTTCACTGAAAGATGCAGACTCAACAATGCTGGCAACGTCTACAGGTCTCCCCTGGCTAACATCAGACATAGCTTTTCGCAGAGCCTGAATGTGAGAATTGCGCGAAAGCACGTTGATCGGCACGCCGGGAGAAATATCAATTTCAGCATGATGAGCGGCATTCGCCGCCAGTGCAGCATCGACATCAACTGGTGAAAAATTGGGGGTGCTTGTAGCCTCACCGCGAGAGTTAATAAATCTGCCGACACCACCAAACGCCACCCCAAGAACAGCATCAATAGCAATTGCCTGTCGATCCAACACATCATACTGGTTAGCCATTTCGCTATAGCCACCATCACGAAGCGTTTTTGCAGTAAGCCCACGCTGTGCCATACCGAACGCAATATTTGTACCTGCGGCATAGGCAATATCTGGCGTTGCACGTACTGCTGTTGCTGCGGCGCGTCGCACTGAACTTTCACCCGTCCGCGCAAGCTGAGCCGCCACACCTTCCGCCAGCGCACCACCAGCACGTAACCCGAGACTCATAGGGATCAGTGTTCCGGCACCAGCAGTAATACCCTGCACTAATCCCGCTTCCTGCGCCGTCCTGAAATCAACACCCTGTGCTGTCAGCCGTTCAAACTCAGAAAAACCCTGTAGCGAAGTTACCGCCGCAGCACCTCCGACCGGACCACCGAGCGTTGTACCGATAACAGCCTGCCCGCCCATATCGAACAACCCATAAAGAACCTGCCCGGCGGTTCCGGTTGTCGCGGCATCAGGCGTCAGCCGCTTAACCTGCTGCTCTGCTAGTTTTCTCTGCTCGGCAATGTATGAAACTGAAGTGTCATTGAGCGAGGTGTTTTCGTTAACAAACTGAGCAATCGGGGATACGATTTTATCCATCCCTGCCCAGAGCAACTGATCTGGCTTTGCCACCAGCCCGGAGTACAAACCAGACAATGCCGCTCCTACAGCATTGTCGAAAAAACCAACATCGCTGTTAAAGCCAACTGGATTTGATGCTGCTTCGTCAAGCTGCTGATTCTGGTTTACTGGATTAAGGCCAAAGTAACTCATTGCGGAATATCTCCGGAGAATCTCTGACGCTTCTGTGTCAGATCAAGAACAACGGGAGAACCATCATCTTTTAGCAGATAACCAGTACCAAGTTTCACCAGGTACTGACTATCGCCGTAACTTTGCAAACCATACTGACCAGGCGGTGTTTTTATCCCTGTGCCAACAACTTGTTCATTCCAAGCCTGATTAACCTGCTTATCGAATTGCTCTGCAGACATTCCCCACGGCAAAAGAACATTCCCCATTCCGTTATAGTCATGCACGCCACCTGTAGCTACGTTAACAGCCTGTTTCCAGATATCATTGTCAATTTCGCCTGATACCACGCCTTTTTTCGCCATCACACCAGCGTAATAGTCCTTTGCGATCTCGAATGCCATTGATGCCCCCTGAGCATCACCAGCAAATGCATCCTTCACCATGTCAGAAAACTCAAGGCGAAGATCAGCATCTTTAGGCATCGGAATACCTTTCGCGTCATCAGTACCTTTACGAGCCGCCGCGCCAGCAAGAATTGTCTGCGCAGCGGTTTCTGGAGACACGGAAACATCCGGATTAAACCAGTTTTTTTCTGCCAAAATACCACCTGGCTTATCCATCAGTATCCCGGCAACGGCAGCAGATGGAGCGTTGGCACTGATCTGCTGTAGTGCTGACATATACACCTGCCCACCACCAGTGCTCTGCCTGATGGTATCGAGATATGCTGCCTGTTGGGAAACGGGCGCATCACGAAAGAAAACACCGATCTGATTGGCCTCGTCTTTGGAAAAGAACGTCAGTGGAGTGCCATATGACTTAGCAAGGTCACTGACCTGAGCAGCACGCAAGGCAACGCTCTGTCCAAAGTTATCCTTATTGCTCATGTCGATAGGCTTTGCCTGTCCGGCGGCAAGAGAGAACTGCACAGGATCCGACTGCCGCTGCTTTATCACCTGATTTGCAGCCGAAACAACGTTGTCATAAAGAGCTGCGCGTGCCGCATACCCCTCCCCTGTCTCACCAGTATCCGGGCGTAATTGCTCAACATATGCTGTAATGCTGCTTGTCGGCATGTTGCGGAAAGAGCCTATATACTGTCCGGCGATCTGCGTATTTCTGAACTCGGTATATCGCAGGTTTCCTTCTCTGACGCCATAAGCTGCAATAAAATCAGCCTCACCAGGTGGATTAGGAAATTCAACGCCACGCATATACGCAGCCGTCGCATCGCGAACCTGGCTGTCAATCATCGTTTTATATTCAGCCTGCTGCTGCCGACGCAGTTGATCCGCCTGTCGCATATAACTTGCCTGCGCCTCAGGAGATGCCGCATCGAATGCTGCATTACCAGTATAGCGTTTGGTGTTGGTTGGAATTGTTGATAAACCAAGTGCTGCACTGACACCAGCAGTTAACTGCTGATCACTGTATGGCTGGCTACCGTTCTCATGATGGATAATGGCTGCACAAAGCGCCTTCAGGGTATCAGGATTTGATGCATCGAGAGGATCATCAGCAGAAACGCCAAGTTGTTCGCACACCGCTTTGATATACGACATAGTGTCATTTTTATCAGCAGGCGGTGCCCAGCGATTAATTATCTCGCTGACGGTATCAATACCCTGCCTCTGATACGACATCAGGTTCCGCCCTAATGCACGAATCCCGTGTTCAGGTGTTTCGAATTTAGCAAATCGACCATCATCACCGGTCTGGCCTACCCACGGATTAGTTTTGCTGTATTCGAGATTTCCTGGGTTATTGTTGCGTATGCCACGGGCACGCTCGGAAGAGTCACTATCTGCTACAGCACGGCGAGCTCCAGCAGCAGTATCACTTAACTCGCCATTACTTTGGATGAATGCGGTCGCATTGTTTGCCGACCACTGGGACAATGCAGCATCAGCAACCTTCTCTTTAAACTCGATTTTCTTGGCCTGGATTTGCTCGTTGCTCCAGCCATGTGCAACACCGTACTCCTCAATTTGCTGGAAAGTTTGCTTGTTAGCCAATACGTATGCGGCGTTGTCGCCATACAATGCTGCGGCATTTTTACCATTGTTCAGCAGTGTCGCCTGAAACTGGCCTTCTTCGTAGGCATTAATTTGCCCTATCTCGTGTCGCCCGGCCTGCGTAGTGAACTGAATGCGCTGCTGCTGCGCCTGCTGCATGAAAGCATTACGAGCCTGTTCATCCGGCAGAGACATAGCCAGTTGTTCGACCTGAGCATCAAACTGCTGCGTATACTCATGGCCTTTTCCAATAGCATTTTTCCCTTTCAGGTTAAGCAATCCTGTTTCAGGATTATTCAGCAGATCGCTGCTTATCTGACTGAGGTTAAGAGATGCCTCCTGAGCCAGAGCGATATTGGCACGCTGTTTTGCCTGCCCCAAAACATCAATTGCCTCTGTCCCTGCCCGAACAAAAGCATCACCAATACCTTGCTGAGAAAACGTCTGCAAGCCTGCTGACTGAACTCCACGACTCTCAACCTGACGTCCGGATACTGTTGGTACGACTGGCATTATAATCCTCCGGGTAATCTGGTTCCTGCTGCTGCCCCGATTGGCGCAGGAGTGCTTTGAGTAAACGGACTCCACGTCCCACCAAACATCTGGTACGCACCGTATGCCTTCAGAGGCGCAGTGAGCAATGTTGTTGCTGCTCCCACATTCCCCTGTTTACGGGCTGAACTGGCTTCTGCTTTATAGTTGGCAGCCTGAACCTGATAACCGTAAGCCTCGCGTTGCGCGTTATTCACCGTCGTCAGCGAATCAAGAGCGCCAAACTGGGCAGTGTCGCCAAATATATCCAGCGCGTTACCGGTAGATAAATCGGCGCCGGTCGCCCCCATTGTCGCCGCTTGAGTACCAAGCCGCTGTCGGGTCTCTCTGCGCCGTTGCTCAGCTTCAGCGTTACCTCTGTTTATTGCATCATTTGCCTGAGCAGTGGCTATATCTGCGTTCGCTTCTGCAACCTTCGAGGCATACTTTCCCTGTTGGTACTGGGTGTATGCCTGAATGCCACTCATGGCGAGCATTGCGCCACCAGCAATAACCGGATCGCACATTATTTTCTCTCCATGTGAAATCTGTGGAAATTAAGACCAAGAGCACCATAAGGCGCGGCTTCTTCAAGCCTGAATCCAAGCCAGTGCAGCCATGCTTTGGCAACATGGTTTCGCTCGTCGACGTAGTTTTCCAGGCGCGGATAAACTGCCAGCATCTGCTGCAATACAGGTCGGCAGTGGCGAAGAAATGTCTTCTGATATTTTTCAATACGGCTGGTTCCGACCAGCCAGGGTGTACCATTGCCACCGATCATTGACGCCGGAGATACACCAAACATGGTTACCAGTTCTCCGTTCGCGAACCCTGACCAGGCCATAGTCGCAGTGCGAAGACCAACACGCAGCGCATCTTCGGTAGTCATCAGCGATACCGCATACAGTTCGTCAATATCAGCCTGACGAACATCCGGCAAAATCATCTGAAGATGCTCTTCGGTGGCGGGAATAATTCGAACATCGATCATCAGAATCCCCCAACAGTAAGACGAGGAATAACGGCAAGAACAGACAGCGGCAACGGGTCAAGCTGACGGATTCTTACACGTCCGTTTTTGCCCCAGTTACTGTCCAGTTTCACTTCTACTTTTCCGGTAGCGTCATCAACAGGATCATCGTAGAACTCGAATTCACGCTGTGGATATTCGTACCATTTACCGCCGGGCGTAGTCGCCCAGATGCCGCGACTGGCATTCACAACCAGAGTAACGGAGGGGATCACCTGTTTTTTGTCCAGCAGCGTTTCCTGTCCGTTAATGTTGATATCCAGTGTTTCGAATTCAGCAGTTATTGGCAGACCGATGTGCACTACAGCCCCCGGAGATTCCAGCGTGACGGCACCTCCGGAAACCACTTTCTGTGGCTCCACGTTCGCATCAGAGAGAATGTTTACGGTCTGGCCTTCAAGATGAGACAGGCCTCCAAATGTCCGGCGCGCCATCTGCCAGTTCGTGGTGGCCACATTCCTGAGGGATGGCGGGACGTTCCTGTTAGCACGAACCACTACAGCGGTATTGCTGGTTACAGAAATAATGTCGCAACGTAATTCTTTTGACACCTCATCACCAGTATCAGGATCAGTTCCGGTATAAGGGAACTGTAGTTGCGCGCCGACATCACTACTGGTGAAGTACGCACCACCAGAAACACTGATTGTATATTCCGCGCGGTAATCCCATTCACCAGAACCACCAGTGATGGTCATCGTTCTGTCAGACGTATTTCTTCCATCATAGCTAAGGCCAGAATCAACAAAGAAAGCATCTTCATCGCTGGTAAATAAACGGCTGGACAGTCGCTCGATGTATCTCACTGTTTGCCCGTTAACGGTTCGGTTAACGACGAAATACACCGCATCTTCATTTCCTTCGCTGATACTGCATGTGCTTTCATATTTTCCGGTACTGGATTGTGGTGCCCATGCAAAAACCTGCTGATCACGCAAATAGGTCATCACCAGTAATTTACCGTCATCACGAATGCAGAAGGCGCTGGAGTAAGGGACAATAGAGAAGCACCAGTCAACAATACTGTGCTTCTGAAAAAGATGATTGGCAAGGATGGTCAGGTCGTTCCCCTGATAGCCGTCAACATCGAATGAGTAGGCCAGATCACGGACAACGCTGCCTTTCTCCTGGACGAACAGAGCAATATTCGCCACGGCAATTGGCGGGACGTTGCTTGAGCCATTTGATCCCTGAGAGCTGAATGCAAATGATGATGGGGTTAACACTTTGTTCTGGTCGCCGGTGATGACGTACTCACCTCCGGAAGTCAGCGCCACCAGAGAACCAACATCAATCAGGTGGCGGATCTCATTAACCTGACGCCCGGCATAGGTGTAGATAATTCTGTCGTCATCCTGCGTAGGATTGCTTTTGCCAAAATCCTTATAATCCCCGGTACGGCTGGCCCAGATAGTCTGAGGGAACGCAGTCGATGCGGCGAAGTAAAGACGTTGTTGATAATAAACAACAGTGCCAGGATAACCATTAACACTGTTCCAGGCATATTTAGCCCATTTATAGCTGGCATTATCCTCGCCAACTACCTGCGAAGGGATATAGGAAATCACCTCGGCAGTTGCAGTAGTTCCATTTGCAGCAGAGATACGGGCAATGCCAAAACCACTGTGCAGATACTCCCACTCAATGCCGGTATCATCATCACCGGATCCGCCCCAGCCATCCCATGATGTGCCTTCTGTATGCGAAGGGCGCAAAGTGCCTGTTTTGCCTACTGTAACGGCGCGATAGTAGTTACTGTCTGCACGGCGAATATCGCCAATTGACGTACTCTTACTGGTTTCCCATACCGGCACAGAATCCACTGCAGGCTGTTCCAGATAGAACAATTTGCCTACCTGCTCCGCGCCAAAAATAGAGGCGCTTGCCGTTAACGTAATTGTCCCGGTGCTGGCGCTGGCATAAACCGTCACTGACTCGTCAATATTGATATCTTCAAATGGTCCGTTCTTCGTTACCACATCAACCAGTTGCCAGTTGTCATGCGCATAGCGACGCAACTCTTTCGGCGGGTATGCCGGATGAACAAGCGTAAGCACGTCGGCGCTTTGCGTGAATTTAATTCGGAACAGATCGGCTTCAGTATATGGCGTGGAAATTTCATAAATAACATTGCTGCTGTTCAGCACCAACGCACCATCTTTGATAACGCGCATGTACTGGTGTCCGAACTCCAGAGCATAAGTCTGAACCGTCGAGAACTGGAACGGGATCAGGCGGCATTTCCGATTTGGGTATTTGGCGGCACCGACAAAACGCGTACCAGGTCGATTCTCAACTCCGCCATACTGCCGCACGATAAAGTTATCGCACTTGCGCAATGCCACCTGGTACTTCGCCATGTCAATACGACCGTACAACGACGGTCCAATCTCACCACCGGCAAAGCTGGGCTGGATCCAACTGATAGCCATCAGGACAACCTCGCAATGGTAAACTCGTCAACCGGTGGCAGTGGTTCCTGTGATTCATTCTGGCTATGCGAGCCAGCACTAAGAATCACGCGATTGTACATATTGAGGGCAAACGTACCGAGGTCTGCATTCCCAGTCAGCGCCATGTTAATAGCTGCCGCAAGACGCCAGGCCAACGCCTCCATAAAAATGGCATCAAACATGTTCACATCTGTAACGCGAGATACATACTTGAGCCATGCCTGCGGCTGGTCTGTGTAGATCAACTTTCCTGTTCCGTTGGTGTCTGCACCAACTTCGTACTGAACGCGCATTGCTGCTGTTGGATTGCGTACACCAGGAAGCATAATTTCAGTAATGCGCAGACAATCGGACGGGTACTGGTACGCATATTCCCAGTCAGGCGGTGGATTGCTCGTATCTGCAAGCGCCACGCGTTTGGTAGCAAAGTTCCAGTCAAAATCAGAAAGCACAGCATCACGGCAGGCCTCAAAGTGCAGCGAACATTCCCCCGCTTCCTTGCTGGCTTCCGTCAGGCTGTTAATACTGCGGCTGTTGCCAATATTGGACAGCGCACGATTGCAGATCTCTACTACAGAGGCCATAAGTTTCTATACTCCTGCAATAAAGGGGCCGAAGCCCCTTGTCTGATTCGCGAGGCTTACACGCCCAGTTCTTTACGCTTATCTGCGATCTTCTCGCGTAGCGTTTCGGCTTTGGCGTTATGGTGCGGCTTCTCGTTAAAGAGCAGTTCATACTCTTCGCGGATCTTATCCAGTTCACCATCATCTGACACATCGTTGATGATTTTGGTGCTGGTTGCTGCCATTGACACCTTTCCTGCAACTTTTGCTTTTGCCTGTCTGGCTGCATCGTTAACAGGTTCCAGTGCGCTACCAGGCTCACCTTCGTATTCGATTTCTGCCCCCTCCGGCCACAGAGTGTTATGGATATGAGAGAGGCGCAGAACGCGGTATCTTGGTTTCTCACCTGACATCAATATCACCTTAACCAGTTACTTTTGAGCGGATCGGATACGGCGTATTGGCATCAACATCAAGATTGATACCCGCAGTGAATTTGCCAGCCGTTAGTGGGCCAGTTGCGACGGAGTAGTTAACACGCAGATATCGCTGAACACCGGCTGGCACCTTTGCAGAAACAACTCGCTTACCTGCTGTCAGGGCGGTATTTACCAGTGCGCCACTATCATAAATAGTGGTCCATGAGCTGTTATTCTCACTCGTCTGCAACTGGATGTTTACAGTTGCATCACCGCTTGCCGCGGCGGCTGTGTTAACCAGCGCCCAAAACTCAAGCGGGTAACCAACGCCGATATCACGACGTTTTCCGTCAATTGGACCGAGATCGATTACGTCAGTAGAAGCCGCGGTATCAGTTACCGCCTGTGCTTCGGAGAACATCAACAGTTTGTCGGTGATCATCTTCTTTCTCCATTAGTGGGTCTGTTACGACCCACAGGTTAATAACAGGCGTTACACCACGCGGGCTTCTGTTTCCAGAAGCGCGTCAGTTTCACGGATTGGTACACCACGGAATGAAGTCCACCACTCGCCTTCTGTCTCTTTTACGCTGATCGCCAGAGATGTTTTCTCCAGAGACTGCAAATCAAGAGTCTGGCCTACAGTGCGGTTCATGTAGAACACCGGGCGCCCCATGCCACGGTTCGGAATGCGATGCAGTGCTTTAACCATCAACTTCGCAATATTTGCGGCAGAGGAAGGTTCTGAAAGATTGCTGACATCGATGTTTGCAATGCGAACAACATAACGCCAGTCACGCAGAGCAAGTCCGTTGTCCCATTTGTAATGGGTACGGTAGCCTTCGTACTTGCCGCCATTCGCATCTTCCAGTGTCACCTGGCCTTTATCTTCCATCTGGATGCCAGCCTTCTGCCCTTTCGGGAAGATGCCATGCACGGTGTTTTCGCCCCACACTACTAACCAGATTGAGGTGTTATCTGTACCCGTGCCACCAGCATCAATGATGTTCTGAGCATTACCCGCAGACAGGCTGGAATAGCGGGAGGACAGTCCCATAAACTGCTGAGGGTTAACGCTGGAATCACCATAAAACAGCGTCTGCGCCATCTGCTGATTCATCGCTTCAATAAATGCGCGGTCTTCAGACAGGCGGAATTCGGCGGTATTGCCGTTCAGATCAGCCAGTGACTTATCGACTTCAGCATAGGTTTCCAGCATGCCCACGGAATCGGTTACCTGCACTGTGGTTGATTTGCTTGGCTGTACGCCATAGTTCAGCAAACGCCAGGTAGCTGAAGGTAAACCAGAACGAATGGTGGTTTGGTGTCCGGTAGGAAGGTTCCCTTCGACAAAAGGCATATCCTGAAGGATCGGGTTAGTTTGACCGAGAAGCTCGATAATCTTATCGACTTTCCCGTTTGGATCGACGCGCTTACCCCAGTCAGCCAGCGTCAGCGCAGTTAAGCCTTTAACAGCCATTGTCATTTCCTCTCTTATTTGCCATAGAGCACTTCGGCCGCACTACGCTGGCCTTCATTACCACCGGTGACCATGCCATCTTCAGACATCGCCTTTCCGATTTTCACGAACGTTTTGACCAGATCAGGGTGATTACCCAGTCCGGTGGTGTTCAGATATTCTTTGAGCTCGGGTGTCCCGAACTGGTCAAGCGCACGCTGTGCGGCGCTAAGGTTAGAAATCAACTTGTCGCCACCAATTTCTTTGTCAGCTTTTACATCAGCAGCCCACTGCTCGGTTGTTTTCTGCCAGGCTTCTGCCTGGCGCTGCTGCACACCTGCCAGAATCTTCGGATAAGCATCAACCAGCTTTTGCGCTTGCTCGTTGGTCAGGTTTAGTTCTCGCGCCACCGGCTCGAATTCCTTCAACGCTTCTGTATCCAGCTCTACGCCTTCGGCAGCCTGAAACTCGTACTTTTCAGGCGCACCCTCTGGTTTATCGCCGTCCTTTTTTTCATCCTGCTTATCGTTTTCAGGCTTTTTGTCATCAGCAGGTTTATCGCCATCAGCAACAGGTTGTGGCTTATCACCTTCCTGTTGTGATGGATCACCAACTGGAGCAGGGTTATCACCTGCAGGCGCTGACGGTTCTGACGCAGCCGGAGCTGCTCCACCATCGACTGGTTGCTCATTGCAAAGACGGCGATACAGCAAACGCTCAAATAAATTCATGATCACTCCTGTTCACTGGCCTCTTTGGCCATCTTCAAATACTGTTCAGGGCAATGCGCCATAACGCGCTGAAACAGTTCCAGCGCCAGATTGCGTTGCCCCTCATTAAATGCCATTGCCATAGCGTCCATCGGTGAGATAGCGGAAAACACACGGCCTTTCTCCAGCACCGACCAGACAACGCGACGCCCCTGTTCACTGCTCATGACAAAGCGAATGTCATCAATTTCACGCTGTGCCATGTCACGTTGCTTACGGGCGTTTTCTTCTTTCAGTTGATCGTCTTCGTAATCTGTCATTGTGATTGCCCACCCTGACCACTAACTGCATTCGCCATAGCTGACAACACACTCGGATCCGAAGTTTTAGCTTCGCTTAGCGTCTTGGCCCCCTGTGCCGCCGCCATCCCCATCGCCATCATTTGTTGCTGCTGTTGTTGCTGTGCCCGTTGCTGGCGAGCCTGCTCAACCTGTTCCTGCGGAACAATGACGGTTGGAGACACTCCGGACATATCAGCGAATGCATCGATCGCCTGATCAACGTTGAGTTTGTCGAGAGCTTCTGGTTTCGCTTGCGCAAGTTGACCAATGAAGTTGACCGTAGACGCCAGACTGGACAGGCCGATAGACTTCTGCGCCTGAGCCATGACGGAAATGTATTCGACCTTCAGGGGCATACCTTCCATCGCGTCAGGCGGTGGCGGCAGCATGTTTTTACGCACCATCATCGAGAAAGCGCGGTCAATGAGAGGATTAAGACATTCGTCGTTCAGACGCTCCAGAACCGGCCCCAACATCAGAAGTTTTTCTTCTTTCATTTCGATCACTGCTTCAACAGGCATCGAGCGGGTATTGATGTTCTGCAACATCATGAACAGATCGACAAAGTAGGCGCTGTTAATGATTTGACGGGTGTCCTGAATGTCTGCCACCAAATCTGCTGTACTGGGGTTAACCAGATAAGCAGGCCTGAAACCATCCTGACCAGTAATCAGATCGATATACGTGATGTCGCCAGGAAGAAGGGAGGCACGCTGATTCTTGAGGGAAGTCGGAGCAACCATCGGCGGATTGGTGGCTTTATCAATCAACTGCGACTTGCGCTTCTGGAGAAGCTGCAATGCCTTAACAGGTCCAAGCGCCAGCATACCCGGGCATGATGATCCATAAACATCTTCGCCGTTAACTTCCCAGCGCGGAGCCATAATTGGAAACTCATCGAATCCGGACTCACGCAACAACTTGTCGTTATCGCCACCAACCTCGTAATAAACCGATTTGAATGGCTTGTTCTTGCTATCCAGCTTCGATGTATCGCGGTCAATGTTCGGGTAAACCGAATGCATCACTTCAATCCACTTCTCGTAGGTGCCGCTTTCCCACATGCTTTTTACGGATTCGCTGACGTTATTTAGCCCGAACTCCTGAACAAGCTGACGAACAGTCATAGAGAACTTGCGGAAACAGGTGTCCACACTGCCACGAGGTGAGTTAGCCAGGTAGTAACTGCCTATAGGGAATGGCATTGTGCGAATGATGTCCTCGTCATCCTCCAGCACCGCCATTGCACCAGTGCTGTATGTGCCGAGGCTTCCGTATAACTGCGGAAGAGACTGGTAGAGATTCGACTTATTGAACATATCGTTCATGCGGTTCTGCACCGCCTCAAGCCACAACTTAACAGGGCCATAATCCATCATTTCAGGATCTGGCGTAGCCAGGCGAAACCACGGACGGGCGGGGCTTGTGATGCCTGACATCATGCCGCTGGCGAGAGTGCGCGCCGCCATAGTCCCGGTCGAATCAATAATGCGTGTATTGCGTCGATCGTTACGGTTGACCTCAGAAGTCAGAAAGCGGGAACCACGCGGGTTGATGTAATCACTCAACTCGCGCCAGTGCGGCTCGAACGACTGACGCTCGCTTTCAAGTTGTGCGAACTGTTTGTTCAATCGCTCTTTAGTTGTTTCCGCCATTTCAATGACTCCGGTTACTGACCAAGCAGCGTTTTACCGCTGGTATTAGCGGTTGATGTGTCGCCCTGAGAACCGGTAAGCAGCGTAGAACTACGACCAGCAGCAGCGCGACGGCGACGTGTTTCTTCGTCGCGGGCATCAACAACGGCGGCATCCTGCTCCTGTGGTGCTGCCTGAACTTCTGGTGTTGCAGGCACTGATGGTGAGCTACCCATGCACATATCAATGACTCCGTACGCAATTAAATTATTACCAATTTAACCACATATGATTTATTTATCGTAGACAGTTGACATTTAACGCGCGAATTATTACCTTTCAGGTAACCAAAGAGTTCATTCCGGTTACTAACCTGACTGGCTTGTCGTTAAATTGAACAGGTGGAGTGAGCTTTTATTTTGAGCAGTACGGCGTATGGCACATGCGCCGATAGCGGTCTGGATGCGTTTAAGGGGCACCCTCCCTTGCTCGGGCAAACGAACCAGGTAGCCGGAATGTGCAAGTCGAGCGGTTTTATTCCGCGCACGGGGATTCACCATCCCGGCGATTCGGTGTGACGCCTCGGAAGAGACGAGGGTACAACGATGAGAGCATTTATGGAGCCGCGACAAAGTGTGGCGCCTTAACAGGCTAAGTGCTCTCAGCGTTGTGGCATTAGCTCAGTTGGACAGAGCAACCGCCTTCTAAGCGGTTGGTCGCAGGTTCGAATCCTGCATGCCACGCCAGAATCACGCCTAAGGACCGTGATGCCAGAAGTTCCAGGGGCTTGGCGGTGATGGTTTCCCTTGAAGGACTATCACCGCCCTTTTTACAGCAGGACGCCATTGCGATGACTTCATGCTGTAAACCAGTACAGCCACGGAAGGCATAACTCATTGCTTCCAGTTCGCCCGGTTCGCCGGGCATTTTTTTAAGGTGAGATTATGAACGACCAGCAAATCGAAAAAGAAATCGTTGAGAAAGGCAAAACCGCTCCGCGAGTTACGCCTCAATATATCGAAAGCATCATTCTTGAAGAGCATTTCTTTACTGCTTATGACGGCATTCGTGCTGCCAATATGGGCGTTGGCGATTCATGGACAGCGCATAAATCTACAGACCTCCTGACTTTCTGCGTATTGGTACTGAAGAATGGCTTCACCGTCACCGGAGAGAGTGCCTGTGCAAGTCCGGAAAATTTTGATGCAGAAATTGGTCGGAAGATTGCCCGACAGAATGCTGTAAACAAAATCTGGATGCTTGAAGGTTACTTGCTGAAGCAGAAGTTAAGCGAGCAATAACACCGTGACATATCACAAACAGCCAGCCTATGAGCTGGCTTTGTTTTATCCTCATCAGAGGATATCAACAACATTATCCCCTCAAGCGGATTAAGCATAGGGATCGTAATCTGTGATGGCCTTGCCTTGCTGGTTCTGCTGCCCGGGAATTCGCAGACGCTTAGACACAGGGAACGCAAACGTCAGCAGTAGCGCATCGCCTTTACCAGGAGAACGCCCAAGTCGCTCTTTGATATCTTCCTTCGGTTCGATAACGATTTTACCGTCCACGCGAACTTTGTACTCTGCCGTCGACAGGTCGTCCGCTGTTTCCTGGTCATCCAGCATGCCGCCGAGCCTCAGCCATGTCTTGCATGAGTTGAACATCTCCCCACGCTTGTTGAGCATCTGCGGGTCAGTAGACGCGCCACCGAACGGAACAAGTTGCCATGTACGACCCCAGCCATCACCGATTGACTTCAAACCGGTTCCGTAACCGAAGTCGATGAACACCGCGTCAGCCTGATACTGGTCTTCAAAGTCAGCGATACGCTTCGCCATAATCAGATCGTCAGTGGTCTTGTTGCCAGTCCACAGCACCTTACTGTGCAGCCCCTGCCGCAGGTATATCACAGCGTCATCAACACCGGAGTATGCCGGGTCAACGCCGATTATCACCGGAGCATGTGCCACCTGCGCAGCGGTTACCACCCGTTTCATTGCCTCGTCAGTAAGACCGGTAGGGATAAACTGCAATTCAGATGCATCCGGGAATATGCCGCGCACACGGATTTTAACGAAGTCGCTGTCTTCCCCGTAGTCATCAACCCATTTCTGCAACTGCTGTTTGTTGGTGCCTTCCACCGTCCGGCTGTCAATCTGCGCAGTTTTCCAGCGGTGTTTATACTTGCGGAAACATTCACGGAATCGCCCGGTATTACGCGTCGGGTTTCCGAACGCCACCCAGATAATCTCAGTGTCTTCGTCCGTAAGCGCACCCTCAGCAACTTCCCACACCAGATCCGCAATGTTCGACGCTTCATCGAATACCACGATGATGCGTTTGCGCTCGTTGTGTAATCCGGCGAATGCCTCAGTGTTGTGCTCAGACCAGGGGATTGCGTCAGCTCGCCACCGCTTGTCGTGCCCAGGATCATTGCTGTACATCGCGGTAGCGGTACAGGTAAACCAGTCTTTCGTGATAGCAAGGTTCGACCACTTGATAATTTCCGGCCAGGTCTTCGTTCGTAGCTGGTTGTCGGTGTTGGCGGTCACCACGACCTTACAATCCTCGCAAGTGGACATGCCCCAGTTGATCAGCATTGAGATGAATGCGGATTTACCAATACCGTGACCAGAAGCGCGTGCCAGCATAAGCGGCTGATAGCGCGTCTCTGGATTCTGCAGGTGATCACGTATCTCTCGGAACGCATCAGCCTGCCACTGACGTGGACCGGTGGCATGTGCCAGTTCAGTCCCCTCTTCCCCCCACGGGAACGCATAGAGGGCATAGCCAAGCGGATCGTGAGTGAACCCTGCAATATCCTCGATCAACTGTTCTTCAGGAGATAACGCTGCATCTGTCACTGATTGCCATCCTGACGTTCTTTCAGTCTCTTCCTGGCTGCCGCTATGCGATCAGCAATTGTCACATTCACATTAACATCCAGGCGTTCTTTGAATGCATTGACATCGACGTGCTTACCAATCAGCTCAAGGTTCTTCACCTTGTCAGGCCATTTAATTTTTTTGAGGATTGTCTCTATCGAATCCTCGTTCATGTTCATGATGGTCGATGACAGATCAAAGCCGCTAAGCGTAGTGCGCCAGATTTTCGGCCACTCGCGGATTGGCTTAAGGCTCCCATCGTCGTTGAGGATATCAATCACGTCCATCTGGTCGATCTCCACCAGGCGCATGAGAACGTAATCAGCACTGACGCGCATTCGTTTGTTGCGCTCCTCCATCAACTCGGCAATCCGTTTTTGAATGCGTTCATCGCGCATCATGACACTGGCTTTAACTGCCGCTGTATTTGGGGAGAATCCTGCGTTAATCGCTGCCTGAGTCTGGTTTTCAGGCGTTTTGATGTATGACTGGCAATAAGCCTCCTGCATTGCTGTTAGTGGCTTAAATTGCGTTGATTTGCGTTTATAGGCTTTAGGTTCAGCAGGCATCATAACCACCGTGGTAATAGTTACCGTTGTGGTAATAGTACCATGCAAAATAAAGCCGCCATAGTTGGCGGCAGTATTCAAAACCCGTCAAATTCATCATGCATAATCTACTCGTGACATGTCACACTATTAATTTCGTTTCATGCCAGCCTTTAGTCACCCAGCATTGTGAGTCACCATTACACGGACATGAATTAACTGGAACTCTCTCGCCGCACTTACCGCAACGTGTTCTGCTGATCGATTTTATACGCCCGTGCACGCGTGCATCATCCTGGCGGATCAGTAACGCTATATACTCACCAAATTCGTAAGGCGCACGCCCGGGGCGACGCGTGGCACAGTTACGCTCCAGCATTTCAATTTCCTGAGCATCAAGCACAATCTCCAGCTTACGCACACCAGATGCAGCTTGTCTGGCTCTCTGAGCGGCTTTGCGCTCTGCTGCTGATTTAGCCATTCTGATTTTCCTGCATCATGAGAAATACAATCATGGCGGCTCGGAGTGGATTATTCGCATGAAAGCAAATGTTCTCGGCATTAAAAACAGCTGACCACTCACCGCGAGAGTGGTGGCAGGTTAGACTGATTTTATTATCAACAATAATAGGCCATGCATCCGATGGATTATTGCAGTAGTCAGGTAAAGGGTTTAATGGCTCAAAAGTTGTATCAGTATTTCCGTAATACCATTTGTTGGTGTTATTCCCTGATGTTTCCGGTTTACACGCCCAAAGGCCTTTAAAAATTATGTCTCCTACCATTCTGTTAATTTCAAAATCACTTAACTGTGAATAGTCCATCATTTCACCTCCTGCGGTGGTTCCGGTAGCGGCATCCAGTGGGTTGCTTGCTCAATACCATTACCCGGCTTAATCGTTGCATCTCCGCGCCGAAAGGTGCTTCCGGTATAGCGTGCGGAGCATATTAGCGGTTCAACCAGAGAGCTATCGAAATTCACCGAAATAAGCACGTTCTGGCCCTTTTCAGGCATTCGCTCACTACAGCTTATCCAACCATCCGGAGTTACCGGAGAGTTGCCTGCCAGTCTACGCAAAACAGCCTTAACAGCCTCAATACGGTCATCATCGTAACTTTCCGCCGTATCTATGCGGTCGAGCATGATGATTGCGTTATCAATATCAGGATTGCCGGTCCACTCATTACCGCGATTGGATTCGGCAGCCTGGTTGCCGCGTACTGGTTGATTGTCGGCTTTACCCAGTCTGTCGTCGCTGCATGAATGCCCTTCCAGCCAGGCCAATGCTTGTCGCATGAAATACGCAATATGTTTGCCGTGGTAATCGTCTTCATCGATGTGAAAAGCGATACTGCGGATGTATTCAATTGCGTTTTCAATGGCCTCCGGCGTTATCGGAGTTGGTCCATCGAATTCGGGCATGTCAGGACCTTTTCTGATAGCTTTAGCCAGCTCCAGCGGGTCATCGTAAAGCCAGTCGCCAGTTTGTGGGTGATTTGCTTCTGCAAGCTGCGCAGCCCATTCAAGACCATCTTTTTGACCTTGGAGATAATCAAGCGGCAACTCTTCATGATTACTTGCAGGTTCGGCACTATCAGCTTCGCGCCGCTTCTGTAGCTCTGCTGCCATTGCTCTCACGACTTCAACTGGTGCCCTTGCAGCAAACTCTATGTTGGTGATTAGCTCATTAAGATATTGCTCGCCTGGATACTGTTTCTTATCGGTTATAGTGGTCATATCACTCTCCCTTGATGCCAATGTTTACAGCTTGGCAAGCCTCTTTGAGCACCCAGTCAACAGCGTCTTTCCATGCTCCGGTTTCGACTGGCGGGTTCTCACGTTTTACCTGCTCATAAAAACGCACCGCTTTAATCAGTCCTTCAGGTACTACTGGCGATGGCTGTTTAGCTTCTAAATCAGCAATTCTGTCAACTACGGCATCTACTGCATCTGAAAAACCGAACCAGTTACTCCACTCAGGCCTATCCCCGGTTGCTGCAAAATACATATCAGCTAAAGCAGACTCAGCATGGTCACGCTCGTTAATGAGTTGCTCTTCGCTTTTCTCCAGTTCAGCAATACGCTTACTTCCATCCGAGATAACACCTTCGTAATATTCACGCTGCTCGTTGAGTTTTGATTTTGCCAACTCCAGTTGTTTTGTTAGTTCCGCAATACGGCAAACATCGTTGATACGCGTTTCCTCTAATGCGTTGATCTCATCCAACAATGCCAGCGCGATATCTGGCGAAAAGTGCTTCATAAAATCGTTAAGCGCATTAATTCGCTGATCGAAAGGCATTACAGGTGCTTCACCAGCAATTTTTGTTTTTTCAGCGATTTCACGAAGCTTTTGATAATCAATCTTGCTCACTGGTTGCCCTCCTTCATAAAAATAATCCAGTGGGTCTTGTCACCCTTTCCTGTTCGTTGACCGATAACAGGCTTTCTGTCTGTCAGTGCCAATATTTGGCGAACAGGTATTTGCGTTTCATTCCATTTAAAAATCAGAACACCATATGGCCACAACACACGAAAGGCTTCTTTAAATCCCTGCCGCAAATCATCACGCCAGGTATCTTTATTCAGCCGTCCATATTTCTTTCCCATCCAGGCGTTATCACCAACACGCTCAAGATGCGGAGGGTCGAATACAACAACCGGAAACGATGCGTCTGCAAATGGTAATGCACGAAAATCTGCTATCAGGTCAGGGCTAATTATCAGCCGTCGGCCATCACACAATATGTGATCTTCCTTTCTGATATCGCTAAATATCGCCCGGTCGTCCTTCTTATCGAACCAGAACATGCGACTGCCACAGCACATGTCGAGGATTGCTGCATGTCCAGTCACTGGTTGCCTCCTTTGCGAAGCTGGGCGGCAAAGTCAGTCGCATGCTCACCGAGTAGTTTCCAGTTATCGCGTATATCAGATGCAAGCGACTGTTCGGATTTTGAGTTACATTTCTGTGCAAACATCTCCAATCCCTGCGCCCGCACTTCAGCCAGGCATTTGCGAAACTCGGAAACGTACTGTTCGACGCTCATTCCCCAGCTAAGTGGACATTCATTGAATGTTTCGCCTTCGTGCTCTTCATCAGGTAGCTCTTTGGTAAAGAACTCACGTTCAATGGCGTGGAGTGTGTCAGCAAAACGACGTAAGTTACTCAAACCTGTCGTAATGGAGAATTCAGGAGCATCACATCCGACGCCCATCTGCTGATAAACGGCGGTTTTGAAGGCCTTAAGCCCCGCATTCTCCGCTGCCAGCGCCGAAAACTTCTCATGTGCCAACTTAACAGCCGAATCAGCCTGCTTAATTGACTCAATCGCTCTCTGGTGGTCTTCGGCCAGCGCATTAGCACGCACCAGTTGCACTTCCAGTTGCGTTGCCAAATCGCTGATCAGCTTTGTCACACTGCGCATATCAACGGCACCACATTCTGCTTTCAGTTCCGAAGCCATCTCATGCCCGGCGGCAACTAACCCTTTGATATTACTTTCCATCTTTACCCTCGCTTATCCACATAACTTATTGATTACACTGATAACTAAAAAGATCGTCGATTCAGAACTCTTCGATGTTCCAGCCACCACCTGCTTTCTTTGGCTTAACCGTTACCCCGATGATTCGGAACGGATACTGATCTGCGGCGACTTTGGTTTTCACCCTGGCGTCGTCGGTCCAGAAACCTTTCACTTCGTGCAGTTCCATCTCGCCGGTGGCGAGCATCACAGCAAAATCGGGCGTATAGAACGTGTTGTCAGCTAACCGCAACTTGATACCCTCGAATCGATACCAGGCGATTTCCCCTGCACGTTTACGCTGCTCAAGGTGCTGGCAATACGCAGATTCTGTTTTGTTCATCTGGCCTGTTTTGAGTCGACCAAGAGCCTGCATCTGTTTTCTCATGATTTACCCATGAGGTAATTAAAAACCACATAAGACACGAAATCAATAGATCTTAGAACATTTTATTACCTAGCAGGTAATTATCAAGACGTAAAAAAATGCGCTATCGCGCTGGTATTACTTGATAAATCCTGCCGCCTTTCCCCGCCTGTATTCCTCCATCAGCCACTGCGCCGGTGTTATTCCCCCCAGGGTAGCGGCGTTAGGCATACACCCGAAACTTCGCCCTGGTGGATGGTAAACGTCTCTCCCTGTGTCCGGAGGCGTACTCATGGGTTCTGGCTTTGCCTGTATGCTGATCACCGGATCGGGTATCTGCTGTCCGGAAGCCACCTTTTTCGCCCAATCATCAAGCAGCCTGCGCGCGTGTTTCTCAACCTCAATCTCGCTAAGCTGGCGCTGATACATTGCACGGCGGGTATCACATACGACCCAGTACATAACCGGATGCCGCCACGGGAATCTTTCGGGACCACCAGGATATAAACTTTTTTCCTTGCTGTACCGGTGAAACTCCGCCATCACATCGTCAATGGTGACGCCAAGAACCATCTTGCTGTCTTTACACCACTTGATAAATTGCCCTGGCGACGGCCAGAACGGAGATTCACTGGCGCGGGCGTGGCGCATACCAGCAGAAACCTGTTCACGGGTTCGGATCCCCCCTTCGGCAAACGCAGCAATCCACTGCTGTTTTGCAGCAACTTCCTGCTCTGGCGTCTTCAGGTTGGTTACCACTGCCGCCGGAAACAGTTGTTTCAACTGTTTGAAAAGGGCATCAACAAGCCTCTCTGCTGACATGTTCACTACGTTGTCATTGTTGGTGTACTGATGCTCATAACCTGACATGCGAGAAAGGGCTTCTCCGTCACGGTTTTGTATCGCGGTAAAAACGTTGTTCACAAGAAATCCTCCCATGCTTCAGGGCTGTTCCAGTGCGGAACGTTGTTATCAGGTAATGTTGATTGCTTCTGTCTGCTAATCTGCAGCCGCCTTGCCAGCTTCTGCTCCCACTGTGCCTGATGGTATGCCCTACCCTCAGCCATCCAGTAAATTCTGAACTCTGCAAGTTCCTGTGCCGTTGGCAGACTGTCCAGGTAGATCCCCTGCAATGAGCTTTTCCGAAGAAAGTCATCTGATGGCTGCCATTGTTCATGCATGACAAATTTGCCTAATTGCCCTGGCCCACCAGGAGGAACAAAGTTATTCATCACGGCGTTGTTTGCGCCGGGGTCATGATGCACAGAATCCCCGTTTTTTGTCCTGCTCTCCCTCTCTTGGTTAAATGACTGGTTATATGACTGGTTCTGGATCCCGTTTTTGGGATCATTCAACATCCCGTTTTTGGGATCATTCAACATCCCGTTTTTGGGTATATTCCCGTTTTCGGGAACATTACCGTTTTCGGGTTCATTACCCCCTTCCCGGTTGCCTTTAATGTTCCCGTTTTTGGTTATATTAAGAGAGAAAACCCGCACTCTTTTCGTCGCTCCCTTTCTCTCTCCGGTATCTGAAATAAGCCCCATTTTCATGAGCGATATAAGCCCGGCCTGCACGGTTTTTTTATTCAGGCAAGTGTCTTTAACGAGGCGTTCTATGCTGGGGTAGCAGAGGTTATATTCATCGGCTCTGTCAGCCATCGAGAGCAGTATGAGCTTTAATGACGAGCTACCTGGATCTGTCTCCCAGGCCCAATCTGTTGCATGTCTGCTCATGATTAATCTCCGCTATCAGCTTGAATGTTGTGGGGAGGAATTAATCATGATCTGCTTAATCTCTGCCCTGATACGACGGTTTGATTCCATGGTGCACTCAACACAGTGTCCGTTGTAAACCCAGCGTTCACTGTCATGTCCGTGCTTACATGGTTTTCCGGTGTAGTAGCGTTTAAGTCCGCGCTTTGCGGCATCAATACGTGTAATGATTTCCATGGTAAGCCCTGTTATTAGTATTGGGATTACGGTCATTTTGTGCTGACACAAAAAAAAGATCAACCACATTTGGTTATTTATTACCTTTGAGGTACGAATAGATATGAAAAGACCGCCGGGTGGCGGTCTACAGAGGGTTGTAGCTGGATATCATGAGTAGAAGAAGTATGCCAGTTCTGCTTTTGAGCGCAGCCATTGTCTTGATTTACAGGCTTTAAAAAGCCCATTCATCAATACCTTACCTGGCATTTTGCGCTTACCTGTTAAGTGAGTCTGGATATAGTGACTCGTCGTTCCGGCTTCCTGTGCGAAGGCTTCACGCTCATCCGGAGTAAGTGCAAGCCAGTGCTTTTTGAAATCGAAATGTCCGTTATCGCTCATAGCTATTGCCTGATATTTATTTCAGATAATAAATATTCACCTATAAGGTAACAAAAATCAAGGATAGTTACCCATGAGGTGCATTTACCTGTTGGGTAATATTGCTTTAAATTGAATCATCTTCTGATTCAGATATGAGGCGATTTTCCAGAAAATGAAAAGTATCCAGGACGTCCGCAGGCAAAATCTCAACGACTTGATCGACCGTGAATTCAATGGTGTTCAGACGCGGATGGCTGAAAAACTTGGAACTCAGGCAAATCTGGTAAACCGCTGGGCTCTTGGCAAGAAGGTTATCGGCGACCAGGTTGCGCGAAAAATTGAAGCTGCCGCCAATAAACCCCGTAACTGGCTTGATATCGATCGCTCGCTTTCTCAGGAAGGTTTTCAGCCTGTCGGACCAAGCGACATTGGTCAACTGGCGGCTCACAACCTGGAACGCTGGATGAGCGAAAGCCGCGACCTTTCAACGCAGGGAAAACTTCACCGCGCATCCGGCGTCGCCCAGGTAACAATCAGCCGCCTGTTAAACAATGAGGTCAGCGTTTCCATTTCCACCCTGGAGAATGTTGCATCCGCATTTGGGCGTCACGGATATGAATTACTGATTCACCCGCACGACCCCGCGACTATCAACTATGACCGCTCGCGCTACGCATTGTTACCTGAAACAGAGAAGGCAAAGATCGAAAGTTACATTGAATTTGTCATCAACCAGAACGAAAAAAACAAACAATAAAATCATATTTTTCAGTAAGTAAGCCGCCTTCTGGCGGCTTTTTTATTGCCTATTTGATTACCTAACGGGTAATTTTTTTAACTCATATCTATTGACATCAAACCAGATACGCATAATTATTACCTCAACGGTAACAGACCGAGGTAACAAGTTATGCAGTGGAAAATCATCAACGGTTGGTACTGCGTTACTGCATGCGGATTCATGAGCTGGAAGTTCCGCACCTTACAGGAAGGCATTAAGTGGGCTTTCGTCAGCAAAGAAGCTCGCGATGTGGCCAACGATAACGAGATATGGGAGGGCTGATAATGAACGTTAATCAGCAGAAAAATCTTCAAAAAATCATGCTGGCATTCGACAAGGACTACCGCCTGTCAGAACAGCTATATGACCGACAAGTTGAACTGATTGAGAGTATCCGGCTTCATCAACTGGCATCAACTTTCGACGTTGTAACAGTTAAAGGCGTTCGCCAGGAAGTACTGGAGGCCGCTAAAGACAGTCCAGAGTTCGAAGAACTGATGGATTCCTACCGGCGCGAGGCAATGGCAATTATCGCCCGCTGGGATCTGGCTGATCAGCTTGATGGGCAGAGGGACGCGGCATGAAACCGGGAATTTATTTCGATATCAGCAACGAGGACTACCACGCCGGTGACGGCGTGAGTAAGTCGCAGCTAGATATGGTGGCTAAGAACCCTGCCCTTCTGAAATGGGTGAAGGCTGCTCCGGAAGACGAAGAGAAGAAGTCTGCACTGGACATGGGTACTGCTCTGCACTGTCTGCTTCTGGAACCTGGAGAGTTTGACAAACGCTTCATCGTTTCACCGAAATTCGATCGTCGGACAAAACAAGGTAAAGCTGACGAAGAGGCATTTATTCGTGATGTAGCGGATATGGGGATTTCGGTACTTGATGCAGAGCAGTGGCGAAAACTGGAGCTGATGCGTGATAGCGCAATGGCTCACCCGGCGGCACGCTGGATGTTGGAAGCACCTGGTTACTGCGAAGCATCAATGTACTGGAACGATGAAGAGACGGGTGAGTTGTGCCGAATTCGTCCAGACAAATGGCTGAACGAGCACAACGTGATCGTCGACGTGAAAAAGGTTGCAGATATGGACCGTTTTGCACGCCACATCGAGGAATTCCGCTACCACGTGCAGGACGCAATGTACCGCGAAGGCGCAATGAGGGTTACTGGTCAGCCGCATGGTTTTTTCTTTCTTGCCGTGAGCGAAAGCATTGATTGTGGTCGGTATCCGGTACGCGTGTTCGAGCTGGATGCGCAGGATGTCGATGCCGGGCACGCTCTGTTCCGCCGGGATCTGAATACCTATCACGAATGCCGCATCAATGATGAATGGGGCGGTGTGGAAATCATTAAACGCCCTGAGTGGGCACGCAAACAGGATATGTACATATGAGCAACGACATCGCAAACATCAACGCACCAGTAGACACAGCAATCGCTGGAACTGCTGCAACTATTTTCAGCCCAGACGGCTTGAACCAACTGATGAAATTCGCCGAGGTAATGGCGCAAAGCCGCGTAACGGTACCGGCGCACCTCGCCGGGAAACCAGCTGATTGCATGGCCGTGGCAATGCAGGCTGCGCAGTGGGGAATGAACCCGTTTGCCGTGGCTCAGAAAACCCATGTTGTGAACGGCACGCTAGGTTATGAAGCCCAATTAGTAAACGCAGTTATCTCAACGATGTCGCCAACAAAAGATCGCATCAACTACGAGTGGTTCGGGCCGTGGGAACGCGTGATCGGTAAGTTTGTTGAGAAAACATCCAAAAACGGCAATCCATATATCGCACCAGGCTGGACTCTAAAAGACGAAGAAGGCTGCGGTGTTCGCGTATGGGCAACCATGAAGGGCGAGGATCAACCTCGAGTGCTTGAGTTAATGCTGTCTCAAGCACAGGTAAGAAACTCCACACTTTGGGCCAGTGATCCGAAACAACAACTCGCATACCTTGCGACAAAACGCTGGTCTCGCCTGCACTGTCCTGACGTAATCATGGGCGTCTACACCCCAGACGAATTACAGGAAACGGCACCGCGCGTTGAGCGAGACATTACTCCGCAAACGACCACTGCTGCGGGAATGAACAGTCTGATCAACGCTAAACCAGCGAAAAAGCCTGATGAGCAAACGCGTAAATCGGACAGCCGTGATCCAGAAGAAATGCTGATGGCCTTTACCAGCGCAGCGATGAATTACAGCACTGTCTCCGAACTGGATAAGGCTTACAAATACATTGCACAAAAACTTTCAGATGATGACGAACTGCTGGCAAAAGCCACCGACGTTTACAGCGTTCGTCGGGAAGAATTAAACGAAACATCTATGTAACCACCACCGCGGCGCCACGCGCGCCGCACTGCAACCAAGAGAGGTATTTATGAAAGGTGCATTAGGTAAGAAGGAACTCCTGGCGGTGGTTCCACTGTCATGGAGCACTATCGACCGTATGGAGCGCGCAGGGGAATTTCCTAAACGCTGGTATATCACCGATAAACGCTGCGCATGGAACCGTGATGAAGTTGAGCGTTGGCTTGATGAACGTCAGGCAGCAAGCCCGGCAGAGTTCCAGGGTAAAAAACCTCCTGTTCAGCAACGTGTATATCGTCCCGTGAGCAACGCGGCATGAGTGTGCTGCTAAGGCACTGGAGCAAATGGTCAGGATGGTACTTATTCCTGGCCTCTGTTTCAGCATGGCTTTATCTGCTGGCATTAATTTTCAGAGAGGGTTGGATTAAGTGAGAAAGTTAAGCCGACTTGAAAAATATCACATGAACAAGGTTTCAATGCGCAGTCCGTCAAAGATTGTCGCCGTTACTCCTGCGGCGATAGAGATCGAAAAACGCGCGATTGAAAGAGAGAAAAAAGGGCAGTTCCGCATTGCCGCTCACCTTTGGCTTCAGTGTATGGATGTTGCTTCTGGTGATGTTGAGCGTGCAAGGATCGCGGTTCGCAGGGACCAATGTATCACAAAAGGTAACGGCCTTCGCCGTGGCGACTATAGCGGCATAGGATGTTGTGGGGTGGTTTATGACTAAGAAATACACACTAATCTATGCAGATCCACCCTGGGTATACCGGGACAAAGCCGCAGATGGTAATCGCGGTGCCGGTTTTAAATATCCGGTTATGAGTGTGCTGGATATCTGCCGCCTTCCTGTGTGGGATTTGGCCGATGAAAACTGTCTGTTGGCCATGTGGTGGGTGCCAACACAACCACTCGAAGCACTAAAAGTTGTTGAGGCCTGGGGATTCCGTCTGATGACCATGAAGGGATTCACGTGGATAAAATGTGGTAGTCGACAACCAGATAAACTGGTTATGGGTATGGGGCACATGACTCGCGCCAATAGTGAAGATTGCCTGTTTGCAGTTAAGGGAAAACTACCTACGCGCATTAATGCAGGGATCGTTCAGTCATTTACCGCACCGCGGCTTGAGCATTCAAGAAAACCAGATGTCGTTCGTGAAAAACTTGTGCAATTGTTAGGCGATGTTTCTCGCATTGAACTGTTCGCCCGCCAGTCGTCTCATGGCTTCGATGTTTGGGGTAATCAGTGCGAAGACCCGGCCGTGCAACTACACCCAGGATACGCGTTGGATATTGGCGGATTAACAAATGCATTCAGCAATGCTCCGCTGTCACCAACAGACAACCAGGGACGGGAGCGTGCAGCATGAACAGGGCATCACCTGCAGATTTAAGGAAATGCCTTGAAACTGCAAACATGCTTGCACATAGTGGGATCAGGTTTGTTCCAATTCCCGCTGTCACTGATGATGAATTTGCAACGCTGTCAGCAATATTCGCAGACAAAATTGAATCACTGGCAGCAGAAGCAGAGATGGAAGAAAATCAGCAGAATAATTAA